AAATAATTTTGTTGTTACAGGGTTTCAACCAACAGCACAAAACAAAGTACAGTGGTCATCTTTTAACAGTGCAACATCTTGGACAGCAGGTGTTAATCAAGCTGATTCAGAAACATTGCCAGAGGGCGGTGTAGTTACTGGTGTAACAGGTGGACAGTTTGGTTTGATATTTCAAGAAAACAGAATTACCAGAATGGATTATAGAGGTGGTAATGTAATATTTTCTTTTAGACGTATTGAAGACAACATAGGTGCAGTACAAGGCAAGACAGTTATCAAGGTTGGAAACCTTGTATATTTCCTATCAGAAGATGGTTTTAGAGTTACAGATGGCAACTCATCTAAACCTATAGGTAATGGTAAAGTAGATAGATTTTTTAAATCTGATCTTAGATTTGCACACAGAGAAAGAGTAAAAGCTGCTGTAGATTATGCTAATAAATTAGTTTGTTGGTCATATCCATCTACTGCTAGTGGTGTGACAGATAAAATTATTATCTACAACTATGAAACTCAAAGATGGTCTATTACAGAACTATCGCATGAGTTTATATTTAATTACATATCTCCAGGTTTTACTGTAGATGAATTAGATAACTACCCATCAACAGGATCTAATAACTTAGATGCTATTAACGTACCACTAGATAGTGATATATTTGTAGGTGGGTTGAGGTCATTTGGTGTGTTTGACACCGATCATAAGTTTGGAACATTTGAGGGATCAAATCTTGAGTGTGAAATAGGCACTGGAGAAACAGAGATATTTCCACAGAACAGGTCTTTAGTAACACACGTAAGACCTATTGTGGACACAACAGCAGCTACTGGATCTTTAACAGTAAGAAACAGAGTAGGTGACTCACAATCTACGACATCACCAGTTGCTACCATGCACGCTACAGGAACAATACCGTTTCATAAGAGTGCAAGATATTTTAAATTTAATATGCAAATACCAGCAGGCACAACTTGGAATGACGCACAAGGTATTGATATAGAAGCTACAAAAGAAGGATATAGATAATGACAACAGGTTTATTGGGTGATACACCATTTTTAGATTTACTACAGGACTACACTGTTAAATTTAATAACAGAGTAGAAAGTAATCCTTTTGGTAATTACAGCAATTTTCAGGCATCTGATTTTGTAAACACACCGTTTGGTCAACCTATTGCACAAAATACATTTCAAGGTAATCAGTTTCAAATGCCTAATTTAAGTGGTTCTACTTACACACCAGGTAACTTTAGTCTTGCACCAGGTGCAGGATTTAACTTTGGTAATTTTGGATCATACACTCCAGGTGCGTTTAATCAATTCTTTCAAGCACCAATGACATCTCCAGCTATGGCTAGACCAGCATCCACAACTAGAGATCGTGATGGTAGAGAAAATTTAGAAAGATTTTTACGAGGTGGATCTGCACCATTAGGAGCAGTAGGAACTCAATTTGTTGGAGATCAAGGTTTTAGAATTAATGCAGATGGAACTGTAACTAAACTTGATGAAGATTCTTTAGATTATAAATTTAATAAGTTTATGTCTGGATTATTAAGTGCTACTCCAGGTAATCTAATAAGAAATGCTATAGCTGGTACACCACAAAATATATCAGATTTAGCACAACAAGTAGGCAACCAATTTGGTGACGAAGCTGGTGCTAATTTCTTTGCAGAAGCCGCTAAAAATAGACCAAGTGGAGCCTTAACAAGTGAACAGGCTGATGCTGCAAGACGTAGAGCTTTTCAATCAGGCACAACAACTGGTCCTACAAGAGACCGAGCTGGAAATGTTACCGATCCAGGTGGTCTTAATAGACAAAGAGAAAAAGAAAAAGACAGACTTTCTAGAGAAACTAAAACTTCAAGAGGCTTTTTTGGTGGTAGATAATGGCTAGTAAACAAAACTTAGAATATATCTATCAGTACATTGATAGCACTGAGGACTTTCAGCGTATTGTTGAGGATTTAGCAAATCAACTTATTACGTATCACA